TTAATTGTTGTAAGCCAGACTTGGCAAGCGACATATATGCTTCCAATTCTTGAATGCGTTCATTGGCATCGTTCAGCTTCAATTCGATCTTCCGCGCTTCTTCAGCGTAAACCAGCAACCCGTATTTGCCATACCGCTTGCCTTCGTATAATCCACGCCCCAAATCAAATGCTGCTGAATCGGTCAATGGTGTTTCGTTTAGTGTTTTATTACTCATTATGCTTTTTTGTTTTTAATAAAAACCAAAAAATAAGAATGATATTTTCTAGCGTGTTTTTGATTGTGATGGTTGTGTCCAATTATTCGATTTTTTGCTGTTAAAATAAACATGTCTTTACAGTAAAATCCAATTTTTTCTGCCTCACTCATTATATAATTATGAGAAAACCATTGCTTACCACCGCTGACTGTATCTTGGCATTTGAAAATCAAAACGCCTTTATTTTCTAGGATGCGATAAAATTCAAAAAGACATTTTTTATACCATGCCCAAAGTTCTGGAATGTATTTAAAGCCATGAAACCTTTCGCCCATGATGCCAGATGGTTTCTGTTTTGTGAATCCAGCCATAAATGGAGGATCAAACATAATACTAGAAACTTGACCATCTAAATGCGGCAAATTGTCTGCACTAGCTTGCAAAGTATCATCAGTTTGTGGATATAAATCAAACTTTTCCAATGGTTCTAAATCTTCTGCATCTTTGTAAAAAACGCCTTTTGAATATGTTGGATCAATTTCAATGCCCTGTGGACAATGAAGCAAGATTATGTCTCTAATTATAGACTGCTGGTTGTCGTTAATGGTTTTGATAATTGTTTTGTTAGTTTTTTTCAATTCCATAATCATGATGAGATGTTTTTGTTTTTTTGATATTTGCCCATGCCAAGCTTTTGGCGATATTTGCAATATGTTGTGATGTGAATGCCTGCCTTCTTGCATGATGCAATATTGCCCATGCCATCGTTTCGCAATTGATCCACCTGGTTCACTAGCTCCAATTTTTGGCTGTCATTTAAATCGTATGGCAACCGCTTTTTTACAGCAAAGCATTCTGCTGTGCCTTCTTGCTTGGCAATTGCTTCATTGCTTTCAAATTCTTCTGCAATTCTGCGCTCTGCCCAACTGATGAAACTGCCTATTGATGATCTGTCTTGATTGTTCATATTATTCTTCGCGGTGTTTGGATTCTCGTTCGTCTTGAAATAGCCATTCGTTCTCGCATTCATCGCAAAGAATCAACGGCTTTTTAATTTGTTTTTTACAATGCCGACATGGTTGCAGGTCATTGGTTTTGCGTTTTTCATTCCATAAGCATATGGAAAGCGGATTGATGGCATTTGGTCTGTCTGGCGATGTTGGCGTTGGCACACCAACTTGCCTTTGAACGTCTTTAGAAAGCAAGATTTCTTTGCAGTCTTGTATCAGCTCGTATGAGTTAAAGATTCTCATGTCTATTTGTAAAAGATATGCCTGCCGATTTTGACTGTAACTGTCATGCTCTTTGCCCAATACGGGTTGCAATAATCTGCATGGTAATGATCAGCACCATTAGTGAAATTGGTTGGCGCAGACAAAGCGATTTGCAATGCTTGGCTGTATCTTGGATGGCGTTGTGCCTTAGCAAGCAAAGCGGGCCGCTTGGCTTTGTTGTTCCAGCAAGAAAATTGCAATCGCTGTAAGCACACTTCAGATGGCGCAATGCGCCTTTTGATTGCGCGGTTCTGAATGACTTCATTGACGGCTCGCAAAGCGTTTGGCGAATATTCGCCTCCAGCTTCCAAGATGATTGTGGCTGCAACGATTTCGGCATCAGTTGCAGAGTGTGTGACATTGGCGCAAGTGATCGCGCAGAGTAATATTATTAGCTTATTCATATTATTATTATTGGGTTGGTGTTATGCGCAGTTGATACGTGTTTCATTAACCTCTTTTACAACTTCAGCACAAAATTCATCTTCTGTGCGCTGCAAGAACTCATAATTGGGTTGGCCATCTTTGAAACCATTAATGACGCAATTAGTTTTGCGCCAAGTGCGGCCACTCCTATCGCCACCAACGTCATATCTGACCCCATCAAGGCCATTGCGCTCAAACAAGATAGTTAGATAATCCATGCCATCAACTTGTATGCCAACGCCATGAAAAGAAGGATCGTAATCATGCAAGGTAACTAGCCTTGCGCCTTTAATTTGCATTAGCAAGTTAAACATGGTCTGCAACTGGCAGTAAGGTTGTTTTGTGTTATTCATATTATTATTATTGGTTATTGTTAATACATGGCTTGTGCCATACCAATGACCATGCTGAGCCAAACACCCATGTCAATACATTATTGGGAATAATTTAATTGCTTGTATATGCGCCATCTTGAACGGCTTTGGCGTTGCAGCATTGGATGGCATCCATCGCGGAAATCATGGATAATGCCACACAGTTTGCCGTCATGCGGTCGCAGCACTCTGCCTGTGGATTGTATCGTTTTACGCTCAGAACGCCCACAGCCTGCCATTATGATCACATTAGCAACTGGTGCATCAAATCCTTCTTCGATGGCTGATGTGCCAATCATGCATCGCAAACTGCCGTCCCGGAATCGTGCAATGACATCCCTGCGATTCTTTGCGCCCATCTTACTATACACCAATTCAGATCCTTCTATTGCATCAGCCAAGCGTTTGCCATGATCAATTGACCCAATCAACACAATGGTGTGGTTGCCTGCATCAATGTTTTGTTTGGCTATCAATGCAATGTGTGCATCGCGGTTTTCGTTTTCCCAAATGCCCAATCTTTGTGCCGCCTGCCATTTGCATTGGTTGATTTGTTTTTGACTGCCTTCATCAGTTCTAAACATCCAAGGCATTTTCTTGCGCCTCTTTTCAATCAATTCTTTTGAGTGTTTTTCAATCGCATTTGCTGCATCATCATTTGGAACATCATGCCAAACAACCTTTGCCTTTGCCAGATGCCCATGATCAACCAGATCAGCCCGGTCAATACTATGCACGTTGCCATCAAACAATTTGCTGACGCATGCGTTGCGTTCTTCATCTGCGCTGAATGGCGTTGCCGACAATCCCCAAATGGCAGATTGGCATTGCTTGATCTTATAAGCCCAACCTGGTGCGCCTGCCCTATGGCATTCATCAACAATAAGCAAATCTGGATATGTTCCTGTTGGCGCACCTGCCGCGCAGTAGATTTGCAAATTGGCTTTTTCACTTATGATTTCAAACCGATCACATGCCGTCTGCATTTGATCAACCTGCTCAATGGTGTTTACCATGATTTCCACATTGGCAACACCTTGCCTTTTATACAAACAAACGGCCAGAGCAGATGCCGCAATATGCGTCTTACCTGCTCCAGCCGGTGCTTGAATAATACCACGCTTCGACCGCGTTAAAAACGCAATTGCCTTTTGCTGGTATTCTCTTTGTTGCATTTAATTACCAAGGATTTTCTACGACTTGATCATCATCTACAACTGGTGATGTGCCTTCTTTATACAGCACATGGTTCTGATCAAAAACAAAACCGCTGAAACCAATTTCAGCCCATGATTTGTTTGGATCGTTTTGGTCTGGTTTCATATCAACCTTAGCTGTGAATTTTCTATCTTTTACGATTTCATAAAATCCAGCTGCATCTTCTGTATCTAATTGATCGCGGAATATGTGAACACCGCATGCTTTTAAATACATAAAGATCAATGTTCGCGCTTTGTATTCAGATGGTGTTTTGCTTAGATCGCCCCAAAAGAATGTTTTGCGCATGGTTGCGCCATCCTTTGTTGCATATGTGCATTCAAATAAATCTGTGCCATCGCGCTGATTTACCTTATGAATTACGTTTGTGGTTTTAAATTCATATGTGCCAGCTTCTGTGATGTAACTGCCACCTGTTGAATTTACGTCTTCGTCTGTTGCTATATATTTAGCCATTATTTTTGTTCTCGTTAATATGATTTTGATTCATCCCAAACCTTAAGGCCGGGTATTGTTGTTGTGAGTTTTAGTGCAGCGCGGATTTTCTTATCATCCAAGCTGAACAAGTCTGGTCTTGCTTTGAGCGTTTCCGCTTCATCTACAATCTCAAACTTGGTTGTTGTGCGAACCTTAACACCTGCCACCGCTTCATGCTTTGCGGCCGCTTCTTGTCTCAATGCCACAATCTTATGCTGTGCGGATTGGTCAAGTTGCTGGATGTCTTGCCCTGTCTCCAATGCGTCTTGCGTTGCTTTAACCAGGATCTTTTGTTCTTCAACTCTGGCTTGGCGTTCTGCCTCAATCTTTTTGTCACGTTCCACCTTCTGGAATGCTCCAAGCAATTTGGCAATGCGCAGTTCTTCATCTTTAACTTCGTCAATGTAATCTTTGGCAATGCCATCGATCTCCCGTCCAATATCAAGAACTGGTGATTTAGCCGCCTTCCTTGATTCCTCAATGCCCTTGATTAGGTTGCGCAATGCTGACTGTGCTTTGGCTGCAATTGTGGCTTCAAATCCATCTGTGACTGATCCAATGCCCTTAGAAGACATCAACGCTTCAATCTTCATTTGCTCTGCTTCAGCAACAATTTCAATTGCAACGCCATTGATCTTTGGCTGTGTGATTAGGTCATTCATTTTGCCACCGCCTTACTGAAAGCATCAAAACCAATTTCCATTTTTGATTGGATGTCTTGCGGCAAATCGCGCCAAGTCTGATCAAGGTCAATGTCGATGTTGCCCTTGTTTGACCAATACAAATTGGTCTTATATTCCAGATCATTTTCGGCAATCAATGAAGCCAGATTTGGTCTGTATTCCATTGGCGCATCTTTGACTTCAATTGATTCAACAATTGGTGAAGCCTTTTTCATTGGCTTTGGTTTGGATTTTGTAACTGCCACCGCATCCGCAACGTCAATTTCTTCTGGAACATAAACGCCCTGCACAATCTCTGGTGCAATCGCCCTTAGTGTTTCAGATATGCAACGCGCTCTAAGCATGGCAGCAGGTGTTTTATCCCATGCAGAACCCTTGCGGATCAATCCAGCACGTTGTGCATCATCCATTGAGAAACTGCCATTGGTCTTGATGCCTTCAAAATCAAAAATGGCAGATTGCACATTCTCGTTCTTCAAGTCATCCCAAGTGACTTTGCCACCTGCTCTGCGGAAATCAGCCAACATCGCATCTGCTCGTTTGGTCAATTTGCCTTTTACCAGATGGTAATTCTTAGCCATTTCCAATGGCGGTTTGTTTTCAACAACGCATTGCAAAGCAAACACAATGCCTGCTTCTTTGCTTTCACATCCAAACATCCCAGATCGGCAAATTGCATTGCCAATCATTTCGATGCCTTCCGCATCATTGATTTTGTCATAGGCTGCAATCTGATTCATCGTTTGCCTCCCATCTCATCTATTACAATATTGACCTGTGGCGGCCTTTCTTTGTTGGCGAATACTTGCAAACGAAACACTTTTATGCCTCGTTCCTCTAGTTCAGCCAAGATCGCCTCAATTGCTTCTTCAGCAACCGACTTAATACTTTTCATGTCATTGTTCATATATATTAGGCAAAATGCCCTTTGATTGTTATTATTAATTTGCAGCGTTCTGCTACAAGTCAGCATCCAATTAATGGATTTTGTAATGACAATTATTATATAAGTATATTTTGAACAATATTTTTTAGGCAGTTTTGAACGCCACCAGCATCAAATTCATAATCAACCAAATGGTTTGGCAACGGCTGTTCGCTGGCATGGTTGCTGTCATATTCGATGCCGTCACGCAATAAGCGCACAACACAACCATCCATCTGGCGCACCATGACGGCTTCATTTGCAAATCTGCAATCATCAATGACAATCACCAAGTCATCCGGGTTGTCTGCGCCACCAATGACCTTTTCAATTTGTCGCTGCATCGCCCAAATCCAGATTTCATTTGCAACCATATTCCTGCCCCAATCTGTGCCAAGTGTGCAAAGCAACTGCCTAGCAGACTTCTCAATGCCATCAATTAGTTCCTCTTTGGCAACATCCAGATTATGTCGATCAACGCCCATCGCTTCAAGCATCGCCCTTATTGGCGTTGCAAATGATACAATTACAACGTCATCGCTCAATGCGGCTAATGCCTTGGCAATCGTAGTTTTGCCAACAGTCTTAGCACCATTGAATGCAATTAGTTTTCCAATTCGTTCCATCCGTCTTCTTCCTCGTCTTCCCATAAATATGCGTCTTCAAAATCTTCTTCTTCTTTTAATTCTTTGACCGCTTCAGCTAACAATGCTTTGCCAACAATCTTGTTTTTAAATCCATAAAACACATCGCCATCTTCGTCTAATATGACAAAAACGAAATTGTCAAAATGCTCTGACATCTGCGCCTTCACATTTTTAAAAGCTGATTGTTCGCTGTCTCTCATACTGGTTGCAAATATCGAGTGATTAAACCTTTGTTCTTGTGGTATTCAAATGCACTTGCACCCTTCTGTGATCCAACAAACCCTGCGCCTGTATGCCATGCATCTGTTGCGCATAATGCTTCCAGATACTCAACGACCAGCCCGGATTGCTCATCAATGACAACTGGCGCAATGGTCTTCTTGTGATGTATATGACCGCACTTCAGATGCCTGTATTTGGTTTGTCCCCATTGCTTGGCGAACTCTGCCGCAATAATCATTGGCCACTTTTGTGCGGCTATCCTGTCACCATGCGACCAGACCAATAAATTATCGCCCCAAATCATGTGCTTCCTTGGTGATGGCTCAGATTTGATTGTGATGTTGCTGCACTCTGAATAGTAAGCATCCAACACCCTAGCCAACCAAACCTCGCTGTGCCATGAATGATTGCCTTCAAGCACAACAATTTCAACTTGATCTGCTATGGTTGCGGCAATGGCAACAACGTCCCGGCATGCTTTAATCAGATATTCAACAACCCTATGATACCTAGTATCAACATCAAGCACATGGCCGCTGGCTTCTGTTTGATTGCTTCTGTTGTCGCTGTGCATCATGTCACCGCCAAACACCAGAACACACTTGGCTGGTCTTTGTGATCTCGATGCTAATGCTTCAGCAACTTCAACCATCCTTGTGGCTGCAATGTCGCAATTGTAATCTTCGTCACGTGTTTCCCTTTCATCGGCATACATGCCAACATGCGCATCAAAAATATCTAACTCAAACAAGATGTCATCTGTGTCTGTCTTTTTGGCTTTGCGCTTTGGTGCATTGCCCTTGGCTTTTACTTGATCACATAAACCATCAACGACATCCTGCATGGCTTGAACTTGTGGATACAGCCTGCGCCATTCTTGAACCACTTCGCCATCGGCATTGTATTGAACTGTTCGCTTGCCAACTCCCAAATGCCCTGCACTTGGTGCTGGTGATTGCCAAGGAACGTCACCCCTTGCTTCTAGCTTCTTTATTGTTCTTGTGACATATCTATTGTCTACACCTAAGTTTCTAGCAGTCTC